TTCAAATATATTTCAACAAGTGTATTTGAACAATAGAATAACAAAACAAAAGGAGAATAGCAATGGCTTACGCTGGAAGCCCCGCTACAAGTGCTATTGATCGTCTCAGAATTTCTTGCGGGGATATAGATACCACGTTGGTTTTCCTTGATGATGCCACGTATCAATACTACCTCGATAAAAACAATGGCAACGAGAAACGTACAGCCAGAGAATTGATGCCTATCATTTTATTCTCTCTTGCCAAGATGCGTCGTGAACGTGCTTATATGTGTGAGGTGTACGGTGCTGATACATTTAATAACTACATGCAAGCACTTAAACTCGCTCTTGCAAATCCGGCAATCGGAACACCTGATTATTTCAATAAAGAAATCTGGGTAGAAAGTACAACAGGGTTTTAATCATGTCCAAAAGCAAAGCATTAGGATATGAAGTGAAGATGGATTATTCTGGTTTGGATGCTCTGTGGAAACGTCTACAAGATTTAAATCAGAAAGAGATTGAATACGGGTTTATCAACGAAGAGAAATATCCTGCTGGCGATAAACGTGCTGGAATGTACGTAGCAGACATTGCTTGGAAACAAGAGCAAGGGTTTGAGACAACAGGCGAACCTGCCCCACCACGGCCATTCTTCACACAGTCAATAGCTGATGCCAAATCTTACGTTAGGGGTGTTGCCCCAATGATATTCAAATTGTCACTGATTGGCAAGGTTGAAAAATAAATGTTGAACATCGGCAGGAACTTAGTCCAGACAGTTAAGATAAGTATTGACGATGCTCAATTCCCCCTAAATAGGGAAAGGACATTGGACTTGAAAGCACCTGAAACAAGGGTATTGCATGAAACCGGCCTAATGTACGACAGTATCACTGCAAGGATAGTAAACCGAGATGCTTATGGACAACGAAAGAAGGAGGTGGATATTAAATGACAATTCCTTTGTTTCTGTCTGTAGGGAAAAGTAATTACACATTTACTAGGCGTGCTGGAAGCTACGTTAATGGTAGATGGCTTGATGGCAGTGCTACAACATTCACTATTACCTGTAATATCCAGCCAAATATTCAAGGCAAGATGACTAAACTTCTCCCTGAGGGGGATAGGAGTAAATACAGCATTGTCATCCTGACTAACGGAATAGCTCAGTCAGTAAGAACAAGTCAAGAAGGTAATGCTAGCACATTATCTACATTGGAATCAGGTTATGGCTTTAGATATGGTCTTGGTTATGGGGCAGCTATAGCGAGTGAACTGTTGAAAGGGGATGAAGTGACTTGGAATGGTGATGTGTACGAAGTGAGGGAGATTAACTTCTACAATCTTGGTGTACTAGATCATTATATGGCATTAGCTGTTCGTAAGGAGAAAGCATAATGTCTAAAGTGACGAGTAATATATTCACAACGATTGAGGATAGCATCTATACAGCTTTCACATCTGTTGTTTCTGGTATCACAGCTTATCTTGATTTACAGAACGGTGTCGAGCCTGCTACACCATATTGCCGCATATTCATTGTATCTGAAACACCCATTGGTATGTCTAGTGAAAGTGTTCATGTTGACAACACAACAAGACAAACAATCATGTGCCAGCCATATGAAGCATTAGTCAGGTTTGTGTTTGTTGGAAAGGATAAGCAATCTGGTGGGAGTAATACAAATGCTGCCAATTATGCTGAAGACTTCTGCTTGAAGATGCAAAGCGTTTTTTACAGACAGTTGTTTGCTGACAATGGATTAAGTGTGTTACGTGTTAGTCCCAATAGACGTTCACAACAAAAAAGAGAAACAGACATCTATTCCATTTCTACTATTGATTTGTCACTGGCTTATGACAAACACCTCACTGTTACATTCAGTTCAATTGATGACGGAGAGATAAATGGGACATTAACTGAAGCCAATAATGTAGACGGTACGTTGCCTGTAACATTAACTTTTTAGGAGAGAAATAGAACATGACTGTTCTTAATGATTTGATCAGCATCACGATTAATCGTGAAACTGCTACAGTGCAGCGGGCTTCGTTTGCAGTCCCTTGCTTTATTGCTGCACACACTGCCTTTGCAGAACGTGCTAAGGGATACAACAGCGTTACCGAAGTGGCTGCTGACTTTGCCAGCACATCTAATGTATATAAGGCGGCTCAGAAATACTTTGCTCAAGACCAAGGGATTGATAAGATTGTTGTTGGTCGTCGCCAAGTTCCGGGTGTAACAATCACCCCGACAGTTGCAAACTCTGCTGTTTACTCTTTCACTCTGGAAGGAGAGGCCATTAGCTTTACGGCTGATAGCTCTGCCACTGCTGCTGAGATTGTGACTGGCCTGAAGGCTGCTATTGTCTCTGCTGGTGTCACCACTATCACCACTGGCGGCACAACCACCCTGACCATCGCTCCTTCTGTCTCTGGTACTGGTTATGAACTGAAGGGGTTGAGTGCCAACCTGTCGGCTGCTAACGATGCTGCTGTTGAAGAATGGGCTGACACTATCACTGCCGTTCAGAATCTGAATGACACTTGGTTTGTCCTATCTACTGAATCTCACGTTGATGCTGATATTCTGGATATTGCTGCTGCCGTTGAAACGCTTGAGAAGATGTATGTGTTCTCTAGTCAAGCCAGCGGTGTGAAGACCTCATCTACGTCTGATATTTTCAGTCAGATTAAGGCGCTGAACTACAACAACACATTCTACATTTGGAATGCTGCTGCTGATACTAACTTCATCGAATGTGCTTGGGTTGGTTATTTTGCTCCGCAACAACCCGGCTCTAATCATTGGTGCTACAAGACGCTCTCTGGTATTACGGCTGACACGCTGACTAGCTCTGAAGCCAATTACATCAAGGGCAAGAATGGTTCCACCTATGAAGCCAGTATTGGTGGTAGGGATGTTGTGATTGGTGGCAAGGTGGCAAGTGGTGAATGGATTGATGTTATGATCGGGGTGTTTTGGCTGAAGGCACGTATCCAAGAAGGCATTTGGTTCCAGCAAATTAACAGCAAGAAGATTAGCTATACCAGCAAGGGCGCTGCCGTTATTGAAGGCGAGATTCGCCGTGTGTTGGCTGAAGGCATTCAGGTTGGCTTGCTGGCTGATAGCCCTGCTCCCGTTGTCAGTGTGCCGAATGTACTGAACATTTCGTCTGCTGTTCGTGCCACTCGTGTTCTGCCTGATGTTACATTCACTGCCCGCCTCGCTGGTGCGATTATGTACGTTGATGGTATCACCGGCACTGTGACTGCTTAATAAGGAGAATAAAGAAAATGGCATCTACTCGTACTTCGACGTATTCTCCGTCTGACGTTAATGTTGTAATTTCCCAAGAGTCTACTGGCCTTATTCATGTTGTTGCTGGCTATGCTGAAGACAGCCACATTAACGTTGAACGTGATAGTGAAACCTATGAGCATGTGACTGGTGTTGATAACATCGCTACTCGTGTTTATAAAGCTAACACTTCCGGCAAGGTTACTGTGTCCTTAGGTCAAGGCAGTGCATCGAACGATATTCTCACTATGCTGTATCTGAATGATAAGGCAAGCAAGAATAGCTCTGGCCTGTTCACACTCACTGTCAAGGATGGCTCTGGTCGTTCTGTGGCATTTGCTCAGGAAGCCTATATTGGTGTTGTTCCTAACAGCCAATATGGTAATAGCTTGAACAACCGTGATTGGGTTTTCCACTGCACGCAGATGGATGACATCATTGGTGGCAACTCGCTCATCTCTCCTGAAGATGTTGCTGCAATTGAATTGCTTGGCGGCACTGTTCCTTCGGAATGGCAAGCCTAAGTAGTTTCTAGGGAATAATAATAAGGGAAAGGATTCCCCACCTTAATCTAAGGAGAAGGAAAGAGTGTATACATATTCCCCTAGCGATATTAGCATTACATTTGCTGGTGTACCGATTGAAGGGTTTAGTGCTGATAATGTCGTCAGAATAAACCGAATTGATCCTGTCTACACAAGCAAGAGAGCAATGGACGGAAGTGTTTCCGTTACCAAACAGAAATACAGCAAATGGCAAGTGAGCATTTTCTTGGCTCAATCCAGTGAGAGTAATGACCTGCTTAATGGTGTTCAAAAACTATTATTTAGTGCAGACATTAAAGCCTTGCAATTCCTTCCTTTGATTATCAAGGATAACAGTGGAACAACAATGTTCTTTGCCAAGGATGTCTGGATTGAACAACTCCCTGAATTGGAGTTTGGTCAGTCACTGGCTACAAGAGAATGGGTGTTTATGTGCAACGATGTTGAATGTATCATCGGGGGGAATGCTGAAGATTTGTCTGGCATTACAGAAGCTGTTGCTGTTATTTCATTGTTGCAAACGGCATATGAAGGAAGCCGAAACATTGTACGAACATTGAGGAGTTTATAATATGTCCTCTACCGTATATGATCCTTCACAGAATTTCGTTATTATTGGTGGGTACACTCTGACAGGTGTTACATCAATCCGTGTGAATAGGGGGAATGACGCCTACAAGAATGTAGACGGGATTGACCCAATCTATTCCGCAAGGGTGAAGCAATTTGCCCGTCCTTTTCGACTCATTGTCAAACTGTTGCAGACAAGCGAAAGCAATCAAGTCTTGCAGCGCCTATACGCCTCGTCCGAGGTAAATGCCAACTCATTCTTGCGAGTTGAAGTAGTGAGCAGCAATGGCTCTAGTGGTGCGGCACCAAACATATCATCTACAGGTTATATTACATCGGCTCCTGATCTTATCAGAGAGGCAGAAGCAAATGACACTGAATGGCAGTTTGTTGTCAACACTCTTGAGTTTACGTCCCTCACTGATCTAATCTATTAAATCAGGAAATAAATTAACATGGCGATTCAACAACTGGATGTCCACATTGATGGCGTCGATTATAAAATCACTCAATTCCTTGCAACCAAGGGGCTTGGTATTGAAGTAAAGCTGATGAAACTACTTGGCCCTTCCTTTATGGAATTGCAAAAAGCCGCACAAGATGAGAATGCACAAGAGGCTGTATTGTCTGCCGCTATCACTGTACTGATTGAACAGTTTGATAAAGTGGATGTTGTAGCACTTATCAAAGAATTACTGTCTGGTGTTACCAAGGGTACAGCTACAATCAACTTCGACCAAGAGTTTGCTGGCCGCTATGGTGCAATCTTTGACTTGGTTAAGGAAGTGCTGAAGTTCAACTTTGCAGATGTTTTTTCAAAGCTAGGTTTAGGCATCGGGGCTTAAACTCTAGCGAATCTGAATTAGATTCAGGTACAAGACGACTGTATAAAGAGATTGAAGATAGGTTTACAATTGACATTCGTATCCTCAATCTCTTGTCTGCTGAAGAGAGATATTGCACGTACAATGAACTTCAGACAGTGTACAGCGTTCCCGACTTTTATGACATGCTGGAAATGATGGATGTAAATGCTGCCTTGAGAGAGGATAGTAGGCGCAGAAGCCAAAAACAAGAATAACGTGACGGAGAAAGCGCATGGAACTGGCAAAGCTATTTGCTACTGTAGGATTTAAAGTAGATAAGGATGGCCTGACTGAGTTCCGTAAGGAGATGGCTGACTTAAAAGTTCAGCTTAGGGAAGCTGCCGTCCAGACAGGAAAACTCAAGAATCAGCTTACAGGGTTGACTGCACAATTCAAAGCCTTCCAGAAAATGACTGACACCAAAGGTGTTACTAAATGGATGGACGGGATTGAGAAGAGTGTTGTACATCTGAATAACATTCAAATGGCTGTTGGTGGGCAAGCACAACGTTCAACGCATTGGGCAGACAGCTTTGCATCTTCCATATTCAAGCTGCACCAAGCCATCACTGGACGCGAAAATGAAGTTGTAAAATACGCCAATGCTATTGGACTGTTGGCTATCAACTTTGAAAGACTGAAAGCCGCTACAGCCGGTATTAGCCGTTTCCGTCAAGTCCCTAGCAGTGCTATTAGCAACGGGCAAAGCGGCTACGGTGGTGCTAGAGCAGGGGCAGGAAGACCTCGCGGTGGCGGATATGGCAATGAATCCAATCAATACGTAGGATATTGGGGGAGAGCGTCTGGTATTGCCAAGTCACCAATGGCGGCTATGCTGCGCCCTATGCTCCCTACTGGTATGGGGTTATTCAATGCTGTTGCTGGTGGATATGCAATTAAGGAATTGATTGCTACTGGTCGTGAAATGATGCAAATGGAGAATATGCTTAAAGCAATCTCCGGGGATACACAAACATTCAACAGTAATCTGAAGTTTGTAAAACAGACAGCAGATGAGCTTGGCATTTCCATATTGGACATGGGGCAAAGCTACGCCAAGATGTTTATGTCAGGCAAGGAACAGTTTGGAACAGATGTTCTTCAGAAGAGTTTCAAAGGTGCTCAAAGCTATTTCCGCTTGTTGGGGATGAGTGCCGAAAAGATTAACCTTGCTAACAAAGCTATTGAACAGATGTTCAACAAACAAAAGGTTAGTTCTGAAGAATTGAAAGGGCAGTTGGGTGAACACGCTGCTGGTGTGATGCAATACTTTGCACAAGCCGCAGGGACAGATGTTCAAGGTCTGTTCAAGATGATGGAGAACGGGCAGGTTGGTACTGATGTTGTTGTTAAAGCAATGCAGGCTATGGGTGCATTTGCACTTCTTTCTCCTGAGTTCCAAAAGCAACTTCAAATGTCAGCCGCCGCTCAAACCCGATTCAACAATAAGATGGCAGAGTTTTCCAAAGTAATGATGGAAAGCGGCTTGGATGAAATGTTGACTGAGTTGTTTGGGTTGCTGAATAAACTGATTACAGTTTTAACGCCCCTAATTAAATTACTG